GGTGGACCCCTACACCAACAGCACCTCCGGCACCGTCCGCGTGGTTGCGATGCAGGATGTGGACATCGCTGTTCGCCATCCTGAATCCTTCAGCCGCGGCAACAACACCCTCTGATCATGTTGATCAAGGTCCTACGGCAGACGATGCTTTCGGGCCGAGTGGTGAAGATCGGGGAAGTTCTAGAGGCTTCCCCCTCTGACGCCAAGCTCTTGATTGGTATCGGCAAAGCCGTTGAAGCCGTCGCCCTAGTGGCAGACGTGGTTGAGGTTATCGCTCAGCCTGCACCAAAACCAACCACCCCCAGACGGAGGGCAAGACAATGACCATCCATAACCTCGGTTCCAAAACCGATCTGCTCGAGCTGCACAACAATGCAGTCGTCGCATCCACCGGCGCTGGCACTCCCGCCAACGTTGATCTCGTGGATTATGAGGGCGACGTTGCCTTCATTATCGATGCCGCTGCTGCCGGTTCTGGCGTCACCCTGACCGCCAAGATCCAGCACAGCAATACCACTACTTCCGGTGATTTCGTGGATGTGACCGGTGGCGGCTTCACTGCTGCTGCTGCTAACACCGCATTCCAAGAGAAGATCTACCTGAACAGCAACGACCTCCGTCGTTACGTTCGCGTGCTCTTCACTGTCTCCGGTGGTAGCGGCACCGGTGCTGTGAGCGTGGTTGCTCTCGGCTCCAAGAAGTACAGCTGATGGCACTGACCGAGAACCTGGATGCGTTCTTGGCCGACTTCGGCGTCAGTGTCACAGCTGGCGCCGTTTCTGCATTGGGCATCCTTGACATGCCAATGGAAGTGATCGCTGGTGATCAGGTGCTTAGCACTGACTACACCCTGACAGCCAAAGCATCGGACTTTGGCGATCTTGTATACGGCTCTCAGGTGAACGTGAATGGCGTGCCGTACACGGTGCGCGAAACGCGATTAATTGATGATGGCCAGCTATGCCAAGTGGGGCTGATGCGTAGTGTCGCCACCGAGCTGCAACAGGCCAGCACCGCGATCGACGCAGGCGATGTTAACGATGTGATCGACGACCTAGGCAATGCGCAGCTGGACCCTGAACTGGACGGTGGCGCAGCTTCAACTACCTATATTGAAGGCAACGTGATTGGCGGAGGTGCAGCATGAGCAGCATTGCACGACTAAGGTTGAGGCGTGATACCGCGGCGAACTGGGCAGCCGAGAATCCAGTGTTGCTAGATGGTGAGCTTGGAATTGAAACTGACACTCGTAGCATTAAGGTTGGCGATGGCACCAACGCATGGTCAGCGTTGACCTATTACATCTCCACTGCGCTTCCTGACATCATCGATGGTGGCGGAGCGTGAGCGGTCCTATCAAGGTCAACACACGCAGCCAGTGGACAGCGCTGAATCCTGTGCTGACGGCAGGCGAGCTCGGCCTTGAGAGCGACACGCAGAACCTGAAGATTGGCAATGGCAGATCGCCTTGGGCCAAGCTGCCGTATCACGGCTGCCCTGGTTACTGGGGATCTTTCTGGGACAGCACCTCGCAGGTTGCAGCTGCAATCAACACGGCATATCCAATCAAGCTGCGGCAGGTTGACACGGCAAGCCGTGGCATCAGGGTCATTTCAGACGGCCGGATCACGGTCGACTATCCAGGTATTTACAGCTTCACCTTTTCGATTCAGTTCAGCAACACTGACAGCTCGATTCACGACATCAACGTGTGGCTGCGCAAGAACAATGCCGGCGCGGCCGGCAATGTGCCCGATAGTGACAGCCGCTTCAGCATCATCTCAAGCCATGGCGGCATCGCTGGCAACGTGATCGGCACGGTCAACTTCGTTTTGGGCTTGGCAGCAAACGACTACATCGAGCTGATGTGGATGACAACTAATGTCGCTGCCTACATTCACGCTGAGGTTGCAGAAACCAGCCCGGCACATCCCGCCATCCCTGGCATCATCTGCACAGTGGTGCAAGTCGCCTCCGCCTAACGATGACTACCAAACGCGAACAGGTACTGACTGCGATCCGCGCAGCACTCACCGGCACCACGGGTGTAGGCACGCGGATTTACCGCAGCAGGGTGGAACCATTGGCGCGGCAGGAAAGTCCTGCAATTGTGATCGAGCCGTTGAATGACACAGCAGCTCAAAATACCAGTCTGCCAACGCTGGATTGGAGCTTGACAGTGCGGGTTGCAATCATTGTGCGCGGCATGGTGCCGGATCAACTGGCTGATCCGATTGTGGCTGATGCACATAGCAAGATCATGGCGGATCTCACGCTGGGCGGTTATGCCATCGATGTGCAGCCACAGTCGGCAAGTTTTGACATGATCGAAGCCGATCAACCCGCTGGTGTGATCGCCCTTCAGTATCTTGTGCGTTATCGCACGTCAGTCACTAATTTGGCTATCAGCTGAGCCAGCTACGATGGGATGAAAGATCCCATCCGGCCAAGCCATGCCGCTGCTTTCCCGCCGCCAGCTGCTGCTGGCCGAAATCGAAACCACTTACGGCGTTGACCCTACGCCTCTTGTTGGGTCCAACGCCATTTTGGTGCGCAATATCGAGGTAACGCCGCTTGAGGCTGAGACCGTTAGCCGTGAGCTGATTCGGCCTTACCTCGGCCAATCTGAGCAGCTGCTGGCGCAAACGCGCGTGCTGGTCAACTTCGAGGTTGAGCTGGCAGGATCTGGCACTGCTGGCACTGCCCCAGCCTATGGCCCGCTGCTGAAAGCGTGCTCCTTTACCGAGACTGTATCGGCCAGCACGAGCGTTACCTACACGCCCAATAGCAACGCGGCGCCCGGCTCGGTCACTATCTATTTCAACAACGACGGCGTGCTGCATAAGGCAACCGGTTGCCGCGGCACCTTCTCGCTGAACTGCACCGTGGGTGAGATCCCCACCATCGCGTTTGAGTTCACCGGCATTTACAACGCCCCGACCGCATCGGCCATCAGCAGCCCTACCTACGCCAACCAGGCTGATCCGGTGGTCTTCAAGCAGGGCAACACCACTGGATTCGAGGTCTTCAGCTATGCCGGCTGCCTGCAGAGCTTCACGATGGAACTTGCCAATGAGCTGGTCTATCGCGAGCTGGTGGGCTGCACCAAGGAAGTGATCATCACCAACCGCGCTCCCGCTGGCGAGGTGATGATCGAGGCCGTCTCGGTCAGCGCTCACAACTTCTTCAACGATGCTACCGGCAACAGCACCGGCAATCTGACCTTCCAGCACGGTCAGACCGCTGGCAACATCGTCACCTTCACCGCTGATCAGATCGATCTGGGCAACCCGTCCTACAGCGATGAGGATGGGATCCAGATGCTGACCCTGCCATACATTGCCACACCGACCGATTCGGGCAATGATGAGATGGAGATTGTGTTTACCTGATCCGCGTGGCTTTTGTCCTCAAGCAGTCGGACTCCTACACCTGGCCGGTGAGCATTAAGCTCCCGGCCAATGGTGGCAAGCGGGAACGGCAGACCTTTGATGCTGAGTTCAAGCGGCTGCCCCAGAGCCGCATCAATGAAATCCAGCGTGAGGTGCAGCAGCGCGTCAAGGCCAACGAGAAGGGCGAGGACACCGGCGAGGGCATCAGCGATCAAAGCATCGCCGCTGAGATCCTTGTGGGCTGGGATGGCATCGTGGACGGCGACGGCGAGCCCGTGCCGTTTAGCAATGCCGTGAAGGCGCAGCTGTTGGATGTGCCGATGATGGCCGGCTCACTGGTGGCTGCCTACTTTGAGTCGCTGGTGGAGCAGAAGCGAAAAAACTAATCGGGGCCGCTGAGCACTGGCTTGGTGGGATGGAGGTGGATGAGACCGCAAAGGATGCGGCCATCTTTGGCATCGAACCACCACCGAGCAAGGCGGCCGTCAATTACGAAGTGGAGCCTGACGCATGGGCTGCGGTGCGTGTGTTCCTGAAGGTGCAGACGCAATGGCGCACCGATTCCGGTACGATGATCGGCTTGGACTACAGCGCCGTGCGTTGGGTGTTTGATCTGCTGCAGATC